ACGTCCAACCGAGCGAAGCGCAAAATGTCTCGCGGGGAAGCCATCGAAGCCGCAATGGCCGATCTTGGCGTCACCTGACCATAGGGAACAGGCACCATGCCTATCACGTCTGACCGTAACTACCGGCAGATCCTGAGCACGTCGCTGGCATATCGCACGCGTGAGATCCAGGATCTGGTTTTCAACTCCAACCCCGTGTCCGCGTTGCTCAAGGCACGTGGCCGCTACAAGGCTTATTCCGGCCCCGAAATCCGTGTATCGCTGCAGATCGACAAACTCGGTGGGCAGTGGTTCACCGGATATGATTTCCTCGACGCTCAGCCGAAGGAACTCATCAACGACGCCGTTTTCACCCCCAAGAACCTCGCGGTGGGCTTCTCGCTGACCGGCACCGAGCTTCTGGCCAACGAGGGCAAGACGCGCATCTATAACCTCATGGATCAGTACATGGAGACCGCTGAGAACTCCATGGTCGATCTGTGGGAGCAGGCCCTGCATGGTGACGGCACTGGTGATGCTGGCCGGCAGATGATCGGCTTTGGTGGCGCACTGCCCATCAACCCGGCTGTCGGCACTTATGGCGGCATCGACCGCGCCACGAACGCCATCTGGCGTCCGACGACCTACACGATGTCCACCGACTTCCCCGACATCGGTACCACCTTCGATGCGACCACGGCCCGCCCGGTCCTGGAACGCATCGTCGCGCTGCGATCGAAGGGGCGCCGTCGTGCAACCATCGCCGTGGCTGACCTGACCGCCTATCAGGCTGTCTCGGCGTCCATGGTAGCGCATCAGCGGATCGCTCGTGCTGACGGTGGGGATGCGACCTTGGGCTTCAATGGCCTTGAGGTGGCTACTCCTGCCGGCAATATCGAAGTGTTCTGCGCGACGGGCGTAGGCAATGTCATGCCTGCTGGTACGATCTACGGCCTCGATCTCGATGGCCTGAATATCTACTACCACCCGAGCCGCAACATGGTCCAGCTGTTACCCGGTGACGGCGCGCAGACCATCAATCAGGACGCCATCGCACAGTTCCTCGTCTGGAACGGCGAAATGGTCCTGGGCAACCCGCGCTACACGTGGCGCCTGCGCACCACCGCTTAAGGAGCGATCGACATGGCATTTCGCATCACCCCATCGCTTGGCCCCGGCATCGAGACGGTCATTCCTGCTGGTCAGGTCTGGTTCGACATTCCGGGCCTGGGCGCACTCATCAGCCCGCGTCTCGGCAGCAAGGCCGTTGGCTCGGATGGTCACGACTATGTTCTGGTCCAGGCCTCGGCGGCTATCGCTGCCGCTGCTGCCCCCGGCACGCAGGTCACGATCACCGAGCCCGCATTCACTGCTGCATCAGGCGCCGGCGGTTTCTACGCCCCGAACAGCACCGTCGCACCGAGCGGCGTTCCTTCGGGCGGGTTCTTCTGGGCGCGCAAGGGCGCTCTCTAACCTGGTGGGGGAGCTTTGCGCTCCCCTTCCTCTTCGCGAGGTAATTTATGCAGTGGTCTGAGATCCCGCGCGAGGAAATGCGCATTCCTGGCGAGCGCTATGCTCCCAGCACGCCCTATTTCAAGTATCTCAACATCTTCAACGAGCCGCAGAGCCGCTTGCAAGGCAAGCAGGTGTTCGAACTGAAGGCTGTCGTCGAAATCCGCTTCCCCGCCAATCCGCAGTACAAGCCCATTTTTGGCGTTGATGAGCAGTGCACGATCGACCAGGATACGGGTCGCATCATCACCTGGGCCGAGCGCTACAAGGATCAGTACGGCGCCTTTCTGGCAGGCTCCGAGCAGCAGGCAGAGGGCACGCCGCTCGAGGAACTGCTGCCCTATGGCATCAGCCAGGCCCAGCTTTCGATCTGCCGCGCACTCAACATCTACTCGATCGAGCAGATGGCGCATCTGGAAGGCCCTGGCGTCAAGCGCCTCGGTATTCACGGTAACGATCTCAAGCCGATGGCGCTGCGCTACTTGGATGCGCGCCGTGATGGTTCGGCACAGCAGACCGAGTTGAACGAGCTGAAGCGGCAGCTGGCAGAACTGCGCGGTGACATGAGCGTCGAGCCGCTATCGCATGTGCTGCAGGAAATCGAGCCTGAACTGCCAGTCGGCTACGAGGACATGAGTGACGATCAGCTCAAAGACGAGATCCAGAAGCTGGCCGGCGCGCGTCCTCGCGGTAACCCGAGCCGCACCACCTTGATCGCCAACCTTGACGATCTGCTGAAGGCGGCCTGATGACGGTCCTGCAGGCCATGCAATCAGCGGCGATGCGGCTGATCTCGCGCAAGCCTGCAGGCTTCTTCGGAGCGTCGGGCGTCTTCGAGGCTGAGCTATGCGACTGGGCAAACGAGGTGGCCCACGACATCGCCAAGTACCAAGACTGGCAAGGTTTGCAGAAGACCGCCACGCTGACCGGCGCCGTATCCGACCTGCCAGACGACTATGACCGCATGAACATAGACGCGGGCCTACAGGACCTTCGGAACTGGGCGCGCGGGTATTCGCAGTTCACGGATATCAACACCTTCCTGCAGCAGGAAGCTCGTGGCTTTGCCCCCTACCCTGGCGGTTGGATCATTTATGGCGGTAAGATCAGGTTTTCGCCATCTTCGGAAGGGTCAACCTTCCCATACATCAGCAAGTCCATAGCGATCGGCTCCGATGGAGCAGCTAAAACGCAGTTCACTGCAGACACCGACACCTTCTTTCTTGATGACCGGTTGCTGACCCTTGGGCTGGTTTGGCGGTGGCGAGAGAACAAGAAGCTGGATGCGTCAGGCGATCAGGAGGCTTTCGTGAAAGCGCTCGACGAGTATGCAGCCAAGGACAAGGGTTCGAGAGTCCTTCGGTTTGGCGGCGGCGGCCGCATTCCGAATACCTCTCTGGCTTATACTGGCATCGCCTGATGTATGCCCGCACGCCCACGAGGCCCAAGCCCCGTAAGTCGCAGGCCTATAAATTCCCAGCACCTGTCTATGGCTGGCTATCGAACGTGGCCTTGTCCGAGCCTGGCGCTGCCGGTGGCCCAGGCGCTGCCGTGCTGGACAACTTCTTCCCCAAGGCCTCGAGCGTTAAGCTGCGCCGTGGCAAGCAACTCTACTGCACGCTGGGTGATGGTTCGCTGCCATGCCTTTCAACTTTTTCTTACGTCAACGGCAACAATCAAAAGCTGTTCGCTGCAACTAATGACACAATCTACGATATCACCTCTGTCGTGTATCCCTATGGATGGGATCTGGTGGACGATGAAGCAATGCAGATTGTCACCGAAAACGGCAGCTTCTTTGGCGTAACTAGCACAGAAGGTTTCGAGTCCAGCGAAGGATACACAAACGGACGTTGGATTACCGCGCAATTCGCAACGAGTGGCGGTGTGTACCTTATCGGGGTAAATGGCGATGACACCGGGTTCATCTATGACGGAACGGATATGTGGCCATTCGTTGGAGGCGGCATCTCTCGACTGAACCTTGACCCGGTGCTGACAGCTTTCGAGGACGGAGAAACCATCACAGGAAGCGTGTCGGGCGCTACGGCCAAGGTCTACAAGGCTGGAGATAACTTCCTTTACCTGGAAAGCATAACTGGGACATTCCAGGACAACGAGGCCATCGAAGGGAGCGTCGCAGGCGCTGCGACCAGCGATGGCATGACCAATCTCATCGTGCCTGGGATATCATTCGGAGATCTCACGAGCGCCGACATGTCCTTCGTCTGGGCCTATAAGAACCGCCTCTATTTCGCCCAAAAAAATACGATGACCGCTTGGTACGCAACAGATGTGGACAGCATCGGTGGCGATGCAGACTTCTTCCCCTTGGCCGGTGTGTTTGGTCGTGGAGGGTCACTGCTATTCGGTTCGGCTTGGTCTCTGGATGGTACGGCAGACGCGGGCTTGTCCGAGCAGTGCGTGTTCGTCTCGAGCGAAGGAGAGGTTGCCGTATACAGTGGCACCGACCCATCGGAAGCCGCGACTTGGAGCAAGGTGGGAACCTATCGCATAGGACGCCCCTTGGGCAACCGAGCGCATTTTCGGGGCGGCGGCGACCTAGCGATTGCGACCAGCGTCGGCCTTGTTCCACTATCCAAGGCTGTGAGTCTCGATGTCACGTCTCTAGCGGTCGCCACCGTCTCGTATCGCATTGCCGATGCGTGGACGGACGCATTGACCTTCCGTGGCTACCAAGAGTGGCAATGCGAGGTTTGGCCCGAACAGAAGATGGCGATCGTCTGCCCTCCACAGATGGAGGGTGGCGCTGATCCGGTCATGTTCGTCTCAAATACGGAGACGGGCGCCTGGGCGCGTTTTACGAACTGGCAGGCATATTGCACCGAAGTCTTTCAAGGCGTCCTGTATTTCGGAAGCGATAATGGGCAGGTGTTCATCGGCAATGTGGCCGGGAATGACGATGGTGATGTTTACACAGGCAAGGTCGTGCCCCTGTTTCAAGACATGGGATCACCGTCATCGCTGAAGATTGGCACTGTCTCACGCGCCGTCACTCGCGCGAATGGCGATGTGAATGGTGTCGTCTCGGTCCAATCCGACTTTGAGGAAGAGTTACCTGCCGCGCCCGATGCAACCGCGATCGTTGGGGACAACAATTGGGGCACCGCTCTCTGGGGGTTCGGTGTGTGGGGCGGCACTACGCCCCACCGGATCAATCAAGAGTGGCAGTCAGCGGGCGGCACGGGCTACGCGCTCTCACTGGCCTATCAGGTTTCCAGTGGATCGATCATACCGCTTGACGATGAGATGATCCGCTTGGAACTACACTTCAACACGGCAGAAGCGGTGACATGATCGTAGCCGATGAGCGGGTGGCCCAGTTCATCGCCGCACGTCTCGAAACGGCTTTGTGCCCTCCCTACACCGTCATGGGCATCGAGCGGAATGGCGAGGTTGTCGCTGGGCTCCTGTTCAACTGCTACGAAGGCCGCAACATTCATGTGAGCGCGGCGGGGTCGGGATGGACACGCGGGTTCCTGCAGGCTGTCGGTCAGTACGTATTCGATCAGCTCGGGTGCACCCGTATGACCTTCACCACGGAACAGGAGGCAGTGGCCAAACTGGGCGAGAAGCTTGGAGGGCAGAGAGAGGGATTGCTGCGCGACTATTTCGGCCATGGGCGCCCTGGTATAATCGTCGGCGTGTTGCATCGGGACTACAAATACTCTAGTATTGCCGCAAATTCATAGCGACTGGCCCCCTTTCGCATTCGTCAAGAATGTGGAGCCGTAGCTTGA